AATCAAAACCGATACTTTATTTCCGCCTTTTGTCTTGCCGAGTTTATATTTGGTGGTTTTGGTGATGCGTTTTTTATATGGGGGCTCTGCCCCCTTACCCCCGGAGGCTGGTATATGTGGTTGTATTTGTTGCGATGGTATTGGTGCTACTATTTGTGGTACTATTGGCTGTGCTAATTGTGGTGCTATTGGTGCTACTATTTGTTGCGCTACTGTCTGTGCGACTGTTTGTACAATTGGTGCTACTGTCTGTTTCTGCTTATACTCTTGTTTAATCATCTCTAAATTTCTACTGCGTTCATTTTCATATATAGTTGGTTGTACATCTTGTTCAATCGTAATAAGTGGTTTCGCAGGAGAAGGATAATGTAATTTTTGTGTCGTATTATGCCATTGTCTATAGGTCGGTTTACCGCCGTGTTTTAATATGCCATACGGCGGGGTTTTTGTGTGTCCATTATTAGAATGCTGTGCTTGTACTTGTGCATGTTGTACTTGTTGTACTTGTTGTACTTGTTGTACTTGTTGTTGTGGTGGCTGTTTAAAGTGCTGCTGTGCTAATAATTCCATTGGCAATTCGGTCGCCACATGCATATGTACTTCGTTTTCAATCCGGCCTCGCTTAAGTGTATTTTTATGCTCTTTTTTTTCTTTTTTTTCTTGATGTTGTTGACTTTTTTGTTTTGACAAATCTTGTAAAAAATTCAATGATTTATTAAACTCGTCATTAAAATTTTTATCAAACTTGTCTACCTCTTGCTGTTGCTGTTGTTGCTGTTGTTGTTGTTGCTTACTTTCTTGAGGTGTAATACCTTTTTCTTCAGCCTTCATTTGAAAATCTTTGATTTTGGCCAATAATTCTTTTTTAACTTTATTCGGCTTAATCAACGCAGAATTTGGCATCACTGGCTTTTCTTTTTTAAGTGTTTTGGTAGATGATGCAGACGCTAATTTGGCTTTTGAAGTAGATGAACTTAAAAAGACTGGATTTAATTGAATCGTTTTATTACTCATTTATTTATATTTTTATAAAGAAAAAGTATAACAAACTTAAACCAACTATCTTTATCAAGACATGTATTGGATAAAGTAAAAAATTGATTTTGAATTGTTGGAAGTAATTAAACAACAAACAAACTAAAATGGCAACAGATGAAATCCTTTATTATCCGCAACGGTTGGTCATGTTTACAACAGCAGACAATTGTATGTTTTGTGAAAAACCGAAAGGACCTTCAATAGTCGATTATGTTTATATACAAGAGAATATGGGTTTTATTTCATGTGATCTATGTAAAGATCACATGAAAGATGCTGTAAATGTATGGGAGGAAAAAGTGGCGTATGGCAGAGTGAATTATTTAAAAGAGTCGGTCATTAAAATCAAGCGGTCATCCGGAGACATTGATGATGGATGGAAATTGGGTAATCCTTTTATCCGGGTTGACTCGTGTAATCTTGAAAGAGAATTAGTGTATTGTGTGGATATTGGCCGTGATTTACAAAAATGGTGCGTAGTAGATGATATCATACGATTAAACCCACCGAAGCAACAGACAGAACCAGAGCTTCATAAAAACCTATGTATCAGATGTGGTGTGGATATGGGGCCAGATAATCCCCGACAACTTTGCTACAAGACATATTGTTATAATGATGAGTATGAGTAAACTATCTTCTTATTTCCAATATATTTTCCATCCTATACTATTATTCGACGCATCTTTCTACACAGGTAATAGTATAGTTTTTACTTACTAGAAAAGTGTTAACTTCTTTGGATGAAATTTTTGAGATAATTATTGGTTTGTTATTGGTTAAAATTATGTATATGGATAAAACTAACTGATACTACAATAGGTTCTCTTTGATTCTATTTGTTTATTTGTTTGATCCAATATAACATCAACCATATCATCCTTTTGTGTTTCAACCTGTTTTACTTCTTGTTCAACCTGTTTTACTTCTTCTAATACCTGTTCCACTTGCTCTTCCAACTGTTTCACTTCTTCTAATATCTGATCTTTTAAAACCGGTTCAACTACCGGTTCAACTACCGGTTCAACTACCGGTTCAACCGGTTCAAACTGTTCAACTTGTTCTTTCACTGCATCGTCTTCCATAGAACTTATAATAAGTTTCAAATACGTCGCTTCTTTTTGAATATGTTTATTTAATGTGGTATTGGTAGAGAAATGACAACCTTTACCGGAATCTGCTATATTTTTATCTATTAAATGAATAGTTTCTTTTAGTTTGCTAGAATCGTCCGATGATGTCAAATAATGATGATTTACCATCGTAATAAATTTAACAATGTGTGAATTCAACTCTTTTTTTGATTTGACTAAATTACCCAATCGAAAGATAAAATGGTAGATAATGGCTTCTATTATTTTATTTTTATCTTCTAGTAATGGATTATCAATTGGAAATGTTTTATACAAGCAGAGCTCGCAATCGCAACTATTCGTATTTTTAGGCATTTTTATAATAGTATAATACAATTAATTACTAAAAATAATTAAATGAATGTTACATACCATTATATAGATACTTAACCTATACAAATTAAATTCGCAGCCCCCAAAATTGAAATACTTTTTATAATTATTATTAAATTTAAAAGCAATTACAATTACACGCAACAATGGCTGACTATGAATACTTGAAGTATGTTGCGACGAAAGAAACGTTACGAGCAACAATTGATACATTTGGTGTAGCAATCATACCAAATGTATTGGGCGAAGAAGAATGCACTGCGCTGGTAAGTGGTATATGGGATTTTTTCGAACATATTACACAAGAGTGGGAAGTGCCAATACAACGGGGGTTTGATGACTCCTGGAAAGGCTTTTATAAGCTTTATCCAATGCATTCTATGCTGATACAGCACTGGGGTGTCGGACACGCACAAGTGTCTTGGGATTTACGGCAAAATGAAAAAATAGTAGATATATTCGCACACTTTTGGAAATGCTCGCCCCGCGACTTGCTGGTTTCATTTGATGGATTGAGTTTTAATTTGCCGCCCGAGGTGACAAAGCGGGGCTGGAATAAGCAAAACACTTGGTATCACACGGATCAAACGTATACAGAGAACGATTTCAAATGTATACAAAGCTGGGTCACGGGCTTGGATGTGAATGAGGGTGATGCGACACTGTCCTTTATGGAAGGCAGCAATACATTTCATAAAGAGTGTGGACAGCACTTTCAGTTGACAGAAAAGAGAAACTGGTTTCAATTGAATAAAGAACAAGAGGATTTTTATGTGGCAAAGGGGTGTGCGTATAAAAATATCAAGTGTCCCAAAGGCAGCTTGGTGTGTTGGGACAGTCGGACAATTCACTGTGGCGTTGAAGCTTCCAAGTCCAGAGCCAAGCCGAATTTCCGGGCGATTGTGTATTTGTGTTATATGCCGCGACAGCTATGTAGTGTGAAAAATTTAGAAAAGAAAAAAAAAGCATTCGAAGAATTTCGGACGACGAGTCACTGGCCATGTAATCCGACTTTATTTGGTACTTCGCCACGAACATATGGCGGAGAAATGCCGATAGTAACGCCACTACACGCACCTGTATTGAATGGATTGGGACGACGGCTGGCCGGTGGAACATCCGCCAAGTTGGTTATTGTGGATTGAGTTGATTGATAGTCTACTTATATAAAAAATAAAAAATAAAAAATAAAAATGGGCGAAAGTCTTTTTTATTTATTATAAAATTGAACATGCTTTACTTACATTATTGTGTAGGTAACACACATAAAAGAAAGCAAATGGCTACATCAACTGAAATACCTTTTAACATTCAAGACCCTTATTGGCTTAATACGCATCCGGGAATGCCCTGCCGAATTAAACATCGGCTTATATTGATTCGGCATGGAGAATCCGAATCCAATATTGAATTGACCACGACGGGTCAGACCACAGAACACTCTATTGACACGCCACTGACAGCTCTGGGTATGGAGCAAGCGCAAGATGTGGCGGATTTCCTGGAGTTGAAAGGCATAAAATATGAAGACGGGCACATGGACCGAGTTCACATTTCGCCGCTGTGGCGGGCGATTCAAACCGCTCTGCCGACGTTAAAGAAATCACCCTATTGCGATGTTGTAAAATATCCAGGTCATTACGTGGATATAAATTACGACCTTCGAGAAAAATATTCCAAAGAAGCCTATTGGATTACAACGCCAAGTTTGCGCCATTTGTTTCTGTGCCATAGACAACTAAACATGCATAAAATTAATTGGCGCGTGGCGGATTACAAACCAGGAGATGTTTTTTCAGGATACACCTGGTTGCGCCATCCCGAAACACCTGCAGAGTTTTGCGAACGTGTTGCTTCAGTGATGGAGGAGTGGAATAAAGAAGGCTCGGTAGAAGAGAGAAAACAAACCATCGTGTTTACGCATTCGCAGTTTATTTCACAACTGCTAGCGGGCGACAGTGACCGCAGCTTTCATTTGACAAATGGCTCTATCAGCATCATCGACATTGACGAGGAAAACAACTTACATGTCCAAGTGGCGAATTATACCAAACATTTGCGGACGCCGACGGGAATGCATACATGCATCTTTTAGGGGCTGGCGCCCCCTATAACCCCCATTTGCGCTTGCGGGGATGTGCCCCATTTAGTAGGCAATTGCGCATGCGGACGCCTAAAAAGAGACCACCTATAATCGGGTGTCCCCCTAAAATTGAATTGTTTATATATATTAAATAGATATGATATATTATATAAAATGGAAGAAATAACAATAACACCGCCAATCTGCGATAAAAACGCTAAAAACGCATTGACTATACCTGTTGCTACTGCTAATGCTGCTACTGCTAATGCTGACTATAATAAAACAATTAGAATTCCCAAAAAGAAAATGGTCATTATAAATAAAAAGAAAAAAGTTGTAGTAGAGCATACTATACCCGGTGAGACCGATCTACGAGAGTGGCAGTGGGGACACGAGTCTCTCTATTTAAAACCCTGTCATGAAGAGTGTGATGAAAATGGAAACTATTGCGATTGTCCAGGCCCATTATTCGATCCTATAAGTAAAGTCAAATTAGGTTCATATCTTGGTTCACCCAATGGCTTTTCAGCGGACTTTTACGATCCACGGGATGGCCCATTCGACGACTCACAACCTGTAACTCAATACATTACTGGGTGGCGCAAATGATTGATACGCAAAACTATAGAATCCGCAGCATCCGGGCAGGCATCCCCCTTCATAAGTGTAATATCTATAATTGATATGGTATATATAAAATAAAAATATGTAGACAAACAAAAAATTTACAAAAAAACATGATTTTCAGAGCCATACGAAAAAACGAAAAATGGACATTTATAAATGTCCAAATCCTGAAAATCGATTCCCAAACCAAAACACGAAAAATAAAAAAAATATGGAAAATCGTGTTTTTTCATTTCGTGACCATAATGATCTCATTTTCGTTTTTTCATAAAACGGTTGTGATGATAACTTTTTTTGTGTTTTTTTAATGTTTTCGACTTAAAAGGATTTAGGCGATTTTTATGTTGTATTAATATACAACAAATGACAACCGAAAAGTCGCAAAATATCGCAATCAAATTTTACTGTGAACCATGTGACTATCATACGAGTAACAAACACGATTATTCTAAACATTTATCTACTACAAAACATATAAATACAACAGAAAGCAACCATAAAATCGCAACAAATCGCAATTACATGTGTAACTGTGGTAAATCTTATCCACACCGGGCATCATTATACAATCACAAAAAAAAATGTACCAACCTTGAAATTAATTATAATGATAGTAATATAAACATAAATATTGATGATGATACACCCAGTGAAAACATAATCATTTCACCTATTCCTAGAACAATACTATCCAAATACGAACAGCACGAAAATGACATTAACCAACTTACACAATTGGTCATTGAAGTAGTGAAAAATAATGGCGAACTGCAAAAACAGATGTTTGACATGTGTAAGAACATTCAGTCGACTATTATATCCAATTCAAATTGTAACAATACGACAAACAACTTTAATCTACAAGTGTTTTTAAATGAGCATTGTAAAGATGCGATGAATATTGGTGAGTTTATTGATTCCTTTGACTTACAGATTTCCGATTTGGAAAACGTAGGTCGTGTAGGTTATATTGAAGGCATGTCTAACATAATAATAAACAAAATAAAAGAACTAGATGTAAGTAGGCGACCGATTCATTGTAGTGATTTAAAAAGGGAAATTATCTACATTAAAGACGCAGATGTTTGGGAACGGGAAGATGCCAACAATACCAAATTTCGAAAAGTGATTGGTAAAGTGATGCGGAAAAACATTGGCATGTTAAGTGGTTGGCGCGACAAGTACCCAGATTGTATGGATATAGAGTCGGAATACAATGATATATACATGAAGCTAACCAAAGAAGCTATGGGTCCTGACGACACGATTGATAGTGAAAACAAAATCATGAAAAAGATTTACAAGCATTTGGTTATAGACAAGAAAGCGTTGGCAAACAGCGGCTTTTGACAAGGCTTTTGACAAGGCTTTTGATAAAAGCCGGGCAAAACCTAGGTAAGAGTATAGGTAAAATGTTATATCGGTTTTGTTACACTTTTTTCAAAAGTGTATTATCAAAACAATATAAAAATAAATTGAAATATAAATTAAGCCAATAATGATGCCAAATAAAGAAAGAAACATGGCTGAATTAAATAAAGATACAATTCCGCTTGTAGCCGGGGGTAAGGGGGCAGAGCCCCCAGCGGAATTGATCGACCCCGATAATTATATCGAAGAGCCATGGACGATTATCAACTCTTACTTCCGCGGGAAGCATTTAAAACAATTGGTTAAACATCAAGTAGAATCTTATAATGATTTTGTCAATTATCAAATTCAAAAAACCATTACCATGTTTAACCCGGTACATATTCGGTCAGAAGAAGACTATGAAAAGGAATTTGACAAGTATAGATTGGAATTGTTCATCACCTGTGAAAATTTCAACATCTATCGCCCGCAAATCCACGAAAACAACGGCGCCACAAAAATCATGTTTCCCCAAGAAGCTCGTCTGCGTAATTTTACCTATGCAGCAAACATGACAATTGACCTAAAAATCAAATTTGTTATTCGCACGGGTCCCAAGCTGGAATCGGAACAAGTCAGCTATAAGGTGTTACCCAATATTCATATAGGTAAGCTGCCTATTATGTTGAAATCCAGCGTGTGTATATTGGAGCAATACAAACATATTCCACACACGATTAGTGGCGAATGTAAAATGGACTCGGGCGGTTATTTCATCATCAATGGGTCAGAGAAAACATGTTTGGGACAAGAACGTGCCGCGGAAAATCTGGTCCAGTGTTTTAATATTTCTAAAAACAACAGCAAGTGGAGTTGGCTAGCAGAAATCAAGTCGGTGCCGGATTTCAAATGTATTTCGCCCAAACAAATTTCGCTGACAATGGCGAGCAAAAACAATGGCTTTGGTAATGGACTCTATTTACAAATCCCGCGAGTTAAGATTCCCATTCCCTTGTTTGTCATCTTTCGTGCTCTGGGTGTCATCAGCGATGAAGAGATTTGTAAGAAAATTATATTGGATATCAACGATGAGGCATCGTTGCCACTCATGAAAAGCCTACAAGGTGCGATTGTAGAGGCCAACAAATACATTACACAAGAAAGCTGCTTACGGTTCGTGACGAGCAATGTCATGTACACCCCGATGAACATGGATAAAGAAACGGGTGCTCGGAAAAAACAAGAGTTTGCTCAAGATGTTTTAAACACGGACCTGTTTCCGCATTGTAAGACCATGACACAGAAAATCTATTTCTTGGGATACATGACCAACTGCTTGCTGCGGGCCAGTTTAGGTTGGGAAGAGCCGGATGATCGCGATTCCTATTTGAATAAACGGGTGGATTCAACCGGTATTCTCTTGAATAATCTGTTTCGCAATTACTTTAACAAGATGATTAAAGATATGCAAAAGCAGGTGATTAAAGAAATAAATACTGGATCTTGGCGGTCGACAGAAGATTACCATTCCATTATCAATATGACGAATATTTATAAGATTGTGAAATCCACGACGATTGAAAACGGTCTTAAACGAGCTCTGGCTACTGGCGATTTCGGCGTGAAACATTCCAATAGCAATAAAGTGGGCGTGGCCCAAGTATTGAATCGGCTAACTTATATTTCCAGTTTGAGTCATTTGCGACGCATCAATACACCGATTGACAAGAGTGGTAAACTCATTCCACCCCGAAAACTACACAGCACGTCATGGGGGTTTCTATGTCCGGCCGAGACCCCGGAAGGCGGGAGTGTTGGTGTGGTGAAAAATCTGGCCTATATGACTCATGTGTCCACCCCATGCAATAGCACCGCGCTTTATGAATTTGTCGAGCCCTATATTCAACATATCGAATCTTTGACGGCTGAACAGTTGAATAACCAGGTGAAAGTATTTGTAAATGGGGCCTGGCTAGGTATTGCTAAAAACCCGATGGAACTATACCAAGAAATGAAAAATAAAAAATACAAAGGCATTATCAACATTTTCACATCGGTAGTGTTTGATATTAAACATAAAGAAATCCGTATTTGTAATGACGCCGGGCGTCTGGTACGACCATTGTTGCGGGTTAAAGACAATCAATTGCTGCTGACCAATTCTATTATTGACAAACTCAATAAGCAAGAGCTGGTATGGGACGATTTACTAACCGATTGTAAAATCGATCATTCAGTGATTGAATATGTGGATGCGACAGAACAGAATTTGAGCATGTTGGCGATGACCCCGACGGATTTGCGCGATAAAACCAACTTTATCTATAAGTTCACCCATTGCGAAATTCACCCCAGCACTATATTCGGTATTCTAGCCTCGTGTATTCCGTTTCCAGAGCATAATCAGTCGCCCAGAAATACCTATCAATGTGCGATGGGCAAACAGGCCATGGGAATGTATGTGACCAATTACGACAATCGTATGGATAAGACCGCGTATGTGATGACCTATCCCATGCGGCCTTTGGTTGATACCCGAGTAATGAATATGATTGAACTGAATCAAATTCCTTCGGGCTGTCAGATAATTGTAGCTATTATGACACATAGCGGTTATAATCAGGAAGACAGTATCTTATTCAATCAAGGCTCGATTGACCGAGGGCTCTTTCAGGCGACCATCTATCATACGGAAAAAGACGAAGATAAGAAAATTCACGGGGATGAAGAAATCCGGTGTAAGCCAGACCCTAGCAAAACAAA